GAATCTCCGGAATTTGAGGTAGCGCATTCCGCCACCTTCATATCTCCCGGTCTTAAAAGACACGGTCCCGCTCGTCACGAGGCCCTCCACATCGGAGGCCCACCCCGTCGTCGTTCCAAGGTCTAGGGCCAGCACTCTCATAGGGCCGACCGATAAATTCGCGCCCACTCGAGGAGTTGTCCTTCCTCGTAGAGGAATTTCTTCGGGCCCAGCGCCGTGTACGGGAGCTTCAGATTGGTGCGCCAATAGGCCAAAGTGTTTCTGGCGATCGGTCGCTTCATGCCGAGGATTTCAGCGAGGCGCGCGCCCACAGTCGCCGCCGAGTACACGCCCGTAGGGGCTTCGGACTCTACATCCTCTATCTCAAGGAGTAGGCGACCTTCCCCTAGGGGCGTGGCTTTAAACGAGCGGCATTTGATCTGAAGCTGGCTCACGATGCACAGTTATTACTCTAGTCCGAGGTATCTGCGCAGCGCTTCTCGAATCAGGGATGAACGGGTCCTGCCCGTTTGCTCCTCCTCTTCGGCTAGGCGTCGATCAATCTCTTCATCACTACTGAATGTCCGTATCCGGTACGGATTGTTCGATAGTGGATCTGAGCTCTTGGGTTTGCGATTCGTAGGCATTGAGACCGTCTAGGATGAATATGCTTCCCAGTGCGTCGGGAGGTAGTCCTACCTGCTGGGCAAGGGCAATTAAGCGCGTTCCGGTCACTTTGTCTAGGGTTATGTTCATGCAAGGTTATGATTTGGGTTAAATGTCCTGTGGGGTGAGTGTGGGGTGTTAAAGTTCTGAGGGGAACCGAAACTACTTTTTCTTTTTCTTTCCCAGCTTCTTGATCAAGGCGTTCAACTCGGAAACGTCTTGGTTTGTGAGGTCTTCCGCGCTCTTTTTTCCCGCCCCCACGTCGTCAAGCAATAGGGATGCGGTTGCGGTCAGTCTGGAGGAGGGATCTTCCCTTAGAAGGTAAGAACTGGTGGCGTCACGGATGATTTCGCTCATGGTGAGGCCCCGGATCATGGCCAGAAGCTTGATGGCCTTGTTGATTTCTACGCTCTCCACGTAGCTTACGCGGAGAGTCCCGTCGCGGAGTTGGTTGCTCATTTTTGTATGGTGGTTCCCGAGTCACCACCGCCCCGTAGTGGGGCGCGCGGCGTTCGGATAACCCCAACCTCCTACCATGTTATTAACTTGTCAAGGCCATTTGCAGCGGCGTAAGTACGAACCTTCTGCGGGGTTATGCTGAACCACTCTTCCGCCATCTTCTTAGAGACAAAGGAAGCTACGTAGTGCCGATCCAGCATTGTCTGGCTGTTACCCGCCTGACGGCAGACCGCTTCGGCGTCATCGGTAAGCTCCATGAAGTAGGTGCAGAACGAGTGGCGAAGGACGTTATGCTTCCACTCGACTCCTAGGTTGCTCAACTCCGTTTTGTACTTGTGGGGCGCGATCAGTTTATCGCTGTCGACGATACGGCCCTCTGGCACCTTGAACTCCGACAGCCATAGGTCCAAGTTGGCTTGGATTCTCAAAGCGCGGCCTGCGTTCTTCTTGGCGATCTCGGGCGGGATAAAGATTTTTCCATCTTCGAGGTTAATCTGTCCCCCCGTCGATTTGAGGATCTCAGTACGGCGCCCTCCGCCAAACGCCATGATGGCGAGGTACGGGATGGCCTCCCTCTTGAACGCGATGAAAGTCTTCATCAGCTCCTCGGGCGTGAAGATGTCGGGGGTTTTGAACTTGGGCTTCGGAAGCGTGATTTGCTCGGTCGGGATCTCGGCGATGTACCCCTTGCGCTTTGCGTAGCGCATGATCAGCGCCATCGTCCCGAGCAGGTTCTTCCGTGTGATGAGCCCGTACTTCTCGGCCCACGTCTCTCGGAGGATGCGATCGAGGTCCAGACTGGTGATGTGGTTGATCATCGTTTTCTTCAACTCGATGTTCCACGTGTTGATGTGGTTCCGAAGCAGTTGGAGGTATCGGTCGCCAGTGGGCGCACGACCGAGCACTTGTTTCTTTTCCGAAAATTTGAGCGCGTACACTTCTTCGGCGACGGCGCTGAAGGTCTTCGGGGCGATGGCCGCAGCCCGGTTGTGGAACGCGAGGTAGAAGTCAACCGCGACGTGAAGCGGTGTCTTGCCTAGCTTTTGCTGGCACTCGCGCAGGTAGATCACGTCTTCGGAGCGGACCGAGGTAACGGCCCCCTCTGCCGCGCAAAGGTTTTGCAAGATGCGCTCCGCCTCCGCCAAAGCTTTCGTCGGGTCGTCACCGTTGTACGCACGTCTTAGCCGTTGGCGGCCTACGCGCCACGTAAGACGCCGGGTCGTGTACTTTCCAGTCTTAAAGGTCATGATCCGGACCTTGTGGCCCCGGTAGCTCATGACTTGGGTGTTCTCTGTTGGGTTTTCGATTGTGTATTGGATGTTCATTGTGAGACCTATTTTTGGTTTAAAATTGGACAACAGGTGTATTAACCGTGTTCAAAAATAATAACCCTTGTACGAAGAAATCTGTAGGTCGAAAGAGAGAAACTCTGGTTACCACCAGATTCAGACCCTACAAAAAGTGGTGCGCGATACAGGGTTCGAACACGTGTCCGATTATGTACAAATAGCTGATTATTAACGGATTCCGGTTGCATATTTTTTCCGTGGGACTAGGTTAAACCACGCTGAGACCAAATGCCCATTTACGCTGAAGACGCTTTGCCGGAGGGCGTCCAACTTCCCAAAGGGTCGATCACCCGCTACGGCTTCATTTTTCCACCCGGAACCGCTGATTGGGCGATCGAGCTGGCCACGTACCGGGGCGGGGCCAAAGACGGAACGCCTCCCGAGGACAATTTCCGGAATGCGGCCATGGCGTTGTTCAACAGCAAGACCACGAACTTCATCTGGCACCCTTGGGCGGATGATATGCTCTACGAGTGTTGCCATAGCACAAAAGTCGGCTTTGCGGGCTGCGGGTCAAGTGGCAAATCGGAGTTCATGGCCGTCTGGCTCCTCCTCAACTGGCTCTCTTTTCCTTTCGGCACGCTAGGACTGGCCACCTCTACGTCGATCCGAGACGCCAAAAAGCGTATCTGGGGCTCAATTCAGCGGTATTGGCCCTGCATCAAGAGCATTTCGCCCGGAAAGCTCGCAGACACGCCCACACCGTCGATTTACGTCGTGAGGAACGGCGTGCGCCTCGAACAGGCGGGCGTCTACCTGATCCCCGCGGAGGCCAAAAAGTCCAACGAGGTAACGGGAAAGATGCGCGGTATGAAATCCGAGCGGGTGTTCTTGGCCGCCGACGAATTGAGCGAACTCTCACAGGCGCTCGTCGATACCGCGATTTCCAACCTCTCAAACAACCCGTTTCTCCATATCTGCGCGGCTTCCAACCCCGCCTCGTTCTACGATCCGTTCGGGAGGTTCGCCGAACCCAAGGACGGCTACTCCTCCATATCCGTTGAGGACAGCAGGTGGGAAACCAAGAACGGCGGGGTCTGTCTCCACTTCGACGCGCTTAAAAACCCGAACTACGAGGCCCGGGAAAACCTTTGGCCCATTCAAAAATGGGAGAAGATCGAAGAAGCGGTGTCCACGCTCGGGGCCGATAGCCCTTTGTTTTGGCGAGATTACCGGGGGTTCTGGGCCCCGCAAGGCGCGTCCAACTACATTTACTCGGAGAGCGAAATCGTTCGGTTTGAAGCGGACAAGCCCCCGGTCTGGACCTCCGTGCCAACTCGGGTGGCCGGGATCGACCCTTCTTTTGTCGCCGGGGGTGACCGCTGCGTTCTCTTTACCGGGTCGTACGGCACGAACCGCAACGGGCATGAGCAAGTCTCCTTCGACCGATTCTTTTACATCGAGGAGGACGTTTCGAACCCGGAACCACGGACCTTTCAGGTGGCTAAAAAGATCAAGCAGATCCTCATTCAAGAGAACGTGGCCTTTCGGAATGTCGGGGTCGACGTAACGGGCGGCGGTGTGCCCTTCTGCGACGCGTTGGCCATGGTTCTAGGCAGTAACGAGTTCCTCCGCGTTCATTTCGGCGGGGCCCCTTCCTCCCGCGAGGTAAGCGTCTACGATTCCACCCCCGCGTCCGACAAATACGTGAACAGGGTGACCGAGCTATGGTTCGGGATGAAGGAATTGCTTTCTAACGGCCAAATCCGGGGGGTCGGCGCGGATCTCAGCCGTGAGATGACCGCTCGTCGGTACGAAACCCGGAAAGCGGGCACCACCAAGACGCTCGTGGAGTCCAAGGCCCAGATGAAGTCGCGCACCGGACGTAGTCCTGACGTGGCCGATGCCGCTTTTGTATTGATCGACTTAGTTCGTGAGCGTTTCGGAATACAGCCTCCTCAACAGACCCGGGTAATCGGTAGCTCCGGGGATTGGAAAGGCTTGATGCAGAGAAAGTTCTCCCCAAGGCGCAATTCCAGTTTGACTTTTACTCTCTAGGTAATAACCTCACAACCTGTATGGATTTAGTCCACTTAGCTGCTACCAATCCGGTAACTAACTTGCCCCAAAAGCTGGTGACTAACCCAGCGACGGGAGCGTTGGTCGTGGACTCAAAGGCCACCATTGCTACCGACCTCTCCGTCATCGAGGGTAACCTTTCTACCATCGCTTCCGACCTCGCTGTCGGAATTATCGCCGGGGTGCCGAGCGTCAAGATGACCGACGGCGTGGGTAACGCGCTCACCTCGACAACGCTTTCCGGGGGCCATCAAGCCCTTGACGTCAATATCGTAGGAAGCTCGGGCGGAGGTGGCGGTGCCAGTGCAGCTTACAACGCTTCTCTCCCAACGTACACATCGGGTCAAAGCACGACTCTTCAAACAGACGCCAATGGGCGCTTGATTACCGCTAACCCTTCTGCGCTTCCCCTACCAACGGGTGCGGCGACTGCCGCGAATCAGTCTTCAGAGATTACAGCGCTCAATCAACTGCACTCAGACTTGATCGCGGCGCTCCCCGCGGGGACCAACGTGATTGGTAAGGTAGGAATCGACCAGACGACGCCCGGCACCACTAATGCGGTTTCTGTCGGATCGTCTATTTCGGCGCTCCCCCTTCCGACGGGAGCAGCGACTTCCGCCCTTCAGACAACGGGGAACAGTTCACTTTCGACGATCGCGACAAACACGGGTAACATCCCATC